TCTACGTCGATGAGCCCTCCAAAGTCTGCGGTGTAGAGGACCACAAGACGGGGCAGATATACGACTACCACGAGGGTCAACTGTCCAACTACGTGGCGGTAGCAGCGGCCCACTTCCCAGATTACGAATACCACTCCCGTTTGATCTACGTCGATCAGGGAATAGTAACCAAGCCGAAGATAACCCCAGCTAATCGAGTCAAGCCTATCCGTATCATGATGGATGGAAGAATCAAACTAGCTGAAGAGGACACGATCTTCCCCACTAAGCCAGGCTCTCATTGTAAGTGGTGCGACTACTCGCAGAGGTATGGTGGCCCATGCAGGTTCTAGAGTCAGCAATAGAGAACAAGGTTTCTGACTATGCCAAGGCTAAGGGATGTCTGGTACTAAAGCTCAATGTGCTTGGAAGGAGAGGGTGGCCCGATAGATTATATGTATTCAAAGGTAAGGTGTTTTTTATTGAGTTCAAACGTAAGGGTGAAAAGCCCGGAAAGTTACAAGAGCATATTCATGCTAGCCTTAGACAACACGGAGTCCGAGTTTTCGTGGTCGACCATTGGTCCACTGGGATCGACGTTATCAACAGTATTACCAAGGAAGATTAGCAACTTTCGCGACTTCACCAAAGCCGACATCGCAACGGGGGACAACGATCCCGTTTACTGGGCCGTGGTTAAGGCCAAGCAGGAGTGGGGCTACGACTGGGCGACTAAGTTCTGCGTCGGTATGTTGACCTACTACCACGTAGGTACTGCCGCAGCGGCTGCCGATTACAATGGCCCCGAATTCTGGGCATATATCCGGGATCAGTATGGAGTTGCTCCCCGTGGATCGGGGCGACGTCATTTTCGAGGCGCAGCGGGTCTGAACGCTCTCCAGATTATGGAGCAGTTCTCTCCTAACCCCAACGATTTCTTCTACAAGTTTGCCCGGACGTATCTGGGGGTTAAGTCTGGGTGTGAAACTAGACTAGCTCAGTTCGGCCCGTACTTCCAGCTAAAGGTGGCCGACTACATGGATCGCTGCCTAGAGTTGTCGATACACAGCTATGATGGCCTCGCCCGTAATCTGTCGACTATCCCCAAGAGAGCGGCGTTGGCGGAATACCCCCATCTACCATCGTACCTAGCCTTTCAGAGAGTCTGCGACTCCGTCAAGGACTTGCAATTACTAGCTCCACCGATCTTTGATCGCCCCATAGGACCAGCTGAGATCGAGTCCTGTCTATGTGATTGGTATCACATCAAGTCGGGGAGCAACTGGATCGGCTCGGACAATCAGACTAAGCGTGCGAGTTTCAAGGGATACGGATGGCGTGCTGAAGCGATGGCCGAGTTCATGCCCCCAGTAATTCCCAAGAATCTTTTCGTGTACGCTATAGACGCGGACGGTGGTAGTAGCGTATAATCTAGGGGTAGTAACAAAAAGGAAAGAAGCATGAAGTGGACGCCCAAGCCTTATCAGTTTGAGGCCGTGAAGTTCGTTCTCGGCAACTCTTACTGTGGAATCTTCCTCGATCCAGGTATGGGGAAGACATCCGTCAGTCTCGCCGTAGCATCCTACCTACGTGGTCAGAAGCAGATCAATCGCATCTTGATCATCGCCCCCATTCGTCCATGCTACAAAGTGTGGCCGGACGAGATCAAGAAGTGGGACGAGTTCAGACATCTCAGCTATACCATTCTACATGGGCCGGAGAAGGATGACCGGCTCAACGCCATCACGGACATCTATATCATCAATCCTGAAGGATTGAAGTGGTTCTTCCAAAATGGTGGGTTGGATAAGATCCAGCCGGATATGTTGATCATAGACGAGTCCACGAAATTCAAGGACTACTCGACGGCCAGGTTCAAGTTACTGAAGCCAGTTCTCCATACGTTCAAGCGTCGGATCATTCTGACGGGCGAGCCTGCCCCCAACGGCTACATGGATCTATTCGGACAGTGTTTCGTGATGGATCGGGGACAATCTCTAGGCAAGTTTATCACCCACTTTAGGATGCAGTATTTCTTCCAGTCCGGATACGGTGGGTACGAGTGGAAACTGCGGCTAGGAGCTGATAAAGAAATACAGGCTAGGATCAAGCCCTACGTCATGCGTCTAGCCGCAGAGGATCATCTTGAGATGCCGGAACTGATCTTTGACGACATCTACATTGACCTACCCCCAGCTGCTAGGAAGGTGTATAAGGATTTTGAAACTCACTTTCTTGCTGAGGTGGGGGACTCTACCATACTCTCCGTGAATGCAGCAGCCATAGGCAGCAAGTGTCGTCAGGTGGCGAACGGGGGAGTGTATGACGAATTCCATATAGCCCACCACGTTCACGACGCGAAGACAGAGGCGTTAGTTGACCTCGTAGAGCAACTGCAGGGTACACCCCTACTAGTGGCCTATGAGTTTCAGCATGACCTGGAACGAATTCAGAGGGTATTCAAAGATGCTCCGTGCTTAACGGGGATGACTGGTCCAAAACTGGATAGGGTGATCGATGCTTTCAATCGAGGCGAAATTCCAGTACTTCTCGCCCATCCTATGTCAGCCGGCCACGGTCTCAATCTTCAGGAGGCCTGCCATCACGTCTGCTACTACGGGCTGGGTTGGGATTTGGATACATTCCACCAGCTGTATAAGCGTGTCTGGAGGCAAGGTCAGCCTAGCAATCGCGTCTTTGTGCACAGAATCCTCGCAGATAACACCTTGGATAAAACCGTATCCAGGACGCTACTCGCCAAGGAACGCACTCAAAACAACTTTCTAGACGCAATTCGGAGCGAACATGCTTATTAAGTTGCACGGTACCAGTGGCTCGGGGAAGAGCACGGTAGCTCGGCACCTCATGAGTCTGGGCGATACTGACCCAGTAGAGTTGGCATATAGGGTGACGATTCCAGGATTCAAGAAATCACTCTATGTGCTAGGTCTCTACAACTCTCAGTGCGGTGGGTGCGATACCCTCACAGCAGGACAGCAGATCTCGCTGATTCATCACTACGCCTCGCAGGGACACGTGTTCTATGAAGGGCTGCTAGGATCAGAGTATTACGGCAGGCTTGGGGAGGCATCAGAGCCCTATGGGAATCGTCACGTTTTCGCGTTCCTTGATACGCCGATTGAGCTCTGCATTGAGCGAGTCAAGGCTCGTCGCCTGGCTAAGGGAAATGCTAAACCTCTGAATGAGGAGAACACTCGGAATCGAGTCAGGAAAATCCTTATGCTGAGGCAGAAGTTGATTACCCAGGGTCGGGTGGTCGTGGATATTCACTGCCTAAATGCAGGCGAGGAAGTATTCAATCTGTTCAAGGACGGCGACAATGCTTAATCCAGATCAATTCGTGATACTCGACTACTGGATGAACGAGCGTCAGCGCGTCCACGACCTCAAGGAAACAGGAGTCCCCCGACCGTGGTCTAAAGACCCAATCTTTCAGGCCTACAAGTTCTGCAATGTACGGCGGGAAGATGACAAGGTTACCCAGTGGTTCGCCGACAATTGGCGAAGTGACAAGTACTGGTTTGAGAAGAATTTTGTCCCCGCCATCATGCTCGGTCGGACGATCAATTGGCCTAGCACTCTTGAGTATATTGGCTTCCCCGCAGAGTGGAACGAAGATGTTTTCTGTAAGAAGCTGGACGAATATCAGGCCCAGGGTAACAAGGTCTATACCGGTGCCTATATGATCACGGCGGGGCCGACTGGAGTACGCAAGAATGCGTGGGTAACGGGCAATGCGAACACGTACTTCAAGAATCCACCGAAGCTTGACCCCAGTTCGATCCAGAAGAGCTGGGAGACTATAATTCAGAATCGCTATCCTTGCGTGGGTCCGTTCATAGCGGGGCAGATCATCGCAGACTTGAAGCATTCAATAGTGCTGGAGCAGGCTGAAGATTGGTATACCTGGGCTGCTATTGGTCCAGGTAGTGCTAGGGGTCTGAATAGGCTTCACGACAGACCTCTCACTGATACAGTTAACCAAGCCCGAGGGCTGCAAGAGATGAGGGAGGTGAAGCTAAAACTTGGACGGACTGATCTCTGTCTCCAGGATATTCAGAATTGCCTATGTGAGTTCGACAAGTACCAACGTGTTAGGTTAGGTCAGGGGAAACCGAGATCAGGATACCCTGGCAAATAACAGGAACGTAACCTCAGAGGAAAGAAATGGCTAGAATGCCGATTGAAATACAGCCCAAAACGACCAGACCCTATCGACACTTCTTCAAGGACTACGGATTGCCCGGACGGAATTACAGCGATCCCGTTCGGTGTCTAGATGGGGCAATCAAGTTCCTCCAGTGGCAACAGATCAACACGACGGTCGAGTGCTGGAACGTCCAGGAGGGGAAGATGCTTGGGTGGTATAAGCGACACGCCTCAGGAACCATCACTTTCTGGAGGAATATCAATGTCTAGTCCACTCAGTCTAACGTACACCGACGTGAATGAGGCGTACTACGAGCTTCAATATACCAAGCACCACTACGTCAGAGAGGAGATGACCCGAAATGGTGCAGCCTTGGTATTCCAAGAACCAGTGCTTCTTACTCACACCTCCCCGTACCGCAGGGTCTTGTTCGACCCCATACGGAACGCCAACCCGTTCTTCCACTACATGGAAGCAATCTGGATGCTCGCGGGTGCCAATTCTGTGCCGTTCCTGGCGAAGTTTGCGCAGAACATCAAGCAATACTCGGACAACGGAACGACGTTCCACGCAGCCTACGGGCATAGGTGGAAACATCACTTCGGGGCCGACCAGATCGAGCAGATAATCTACATGCTGAAGAAGGATTCACATACTCGACGGGCTGTCCTCGGTATGTGGGATCCTGAGGTCGATTTGGAGTCCTTCAGTAAAGACCTCCCGTGCAACACCCACGTCTACTTCAAGGTGCAGGAAAACTACCTCCACATGACTATCTGTAACAGGTCTAACGACCTGGTCTGGGGCATGTTGGGGGCGAATTTCGTTCACATGTCGATTCTTCAAGAGTATATCGCCAACGCAGTAGACCTGGAAATCGGCAATATGTACCAATTCACCAATAACCTACACGTGTATCTAGGGTGGGAGGATAAGTGGGAAAGAGGTGGATGGGACGATTGGTATACTCAGCGACCTACCCTACAAGCTTGGAGATTTGGCCCGCGAAATTTTGATCAGGACGAGGCCATACGATTCGTGGAAGAGGGAATCCACAGTAATCGCCCGTATCAGTGCAGAATTCTGCGGGATAACGCAGTCCCCATGTACGATGCCTGGGAGATTTACAAACAGGACGATCTACACAAGGCGATCCACGTTGCTAGCCGCATCTACGATGACGACTGGCGCAAGGGCTGCGTCGACTGGCTAGTTCGTGTGAAGGATGACCGTGAAAACAAAAGGTGACCGTTTGATGTTCATGCGTGAAGCCTTCAAAGTGCGGAGGTTTCATACTGTCCCCTTCATGGCCGTACCTGAAAACGTGGGAGAGCACACGGCTAACATGCTAATGACCATCTATTTCCTGTACGATGATAAGCCACCTTTAAGTGTGGTAACGGCGGTGCTTTACCACGATGCCCCCGAATTGGTAACGGGGGACATTCCCGCGCCCACGAAATGGATGGCTCCTGAGTTCAATACGGTCATTGAAGCCCTGGAGGAGAAGATCGTCAAGGATATGGGCTTTCCTGTCGAGAAGCTGCCCGAGTTCGATGACGCCCTAGTCAAATTCGCCGACATCATGGATCTCAACTTTAAGTGCGTCGAGGAAGTGGCCGTCGGGAATCAGATTGTCTTTGAGATGCTCATGCGGGGGATAGTCCATGCTAACAACCTACTCCGAGGGCCGCTCAAGACTCACAAGAGAGCGATGGATCTCTTCAAGGTACTAGCTTCCAACCCGTACGTCAACATTCCTGAATTCGAGGAATCACCTCAAGGAGTAAAGCATTGAGTGACCCCCTAACCAATTACACAATAAACGAGCAGGGGTGCTTCATCTACAACGGAGGCAGAATGGGACAAATGGGCTATGCTCAATTGCCCGACTTACTTCATGGTACACGTTTGGGACATCGTGCTTGTTACACGCAGAATTTCGGTGAAATACCCGAAGGTATGGATGTGGGACATACTTGCGATACTCCTCCATGCATCAATCCTAAACACTTGGTACTACAAACTAGGGCACAGAATATTCAACAAGCATTTAATCGTGGTAGGGGTGTATCTAATTGGCCTGTATCTAAAGGGGTAGCCAATACCTCCACTACTCTAACCGATGATAAGGTCAGAGAGATACGCAAACTATATGCAGCAGGAGGTATATCCCAAGATAAGCTGGGTAAAATGTTCAATTTGGGCCAATCAACAGTTTACAATATAGTTAACAATATTACCTGGAGACACGTTAAATGAGTCAAAATGATTATCAGGTAGGAGGATCGCATTACAAAAGACCAGGCAAAATAGAGCACTGGGATTTTGTATGGATGCACAGTTTAGACTACTTCCAAGCTGCTATCACAAAGTACGTGATGAGACACCGGGACAAGGGAGGGATTCAGGATCTCAAGAAGGCCCAGCACTTCCTGGCGAAGTATATCGAACTGCTGGAAGGGGACAAGACACCAGTCCTAGACGCAATACCTTCTCAGGCCGACCCAGTGCGTACTTACAAGGCTCCACCCGAGCCTTATGTCCCCTCTGCTCCAGTAAGTGCGATCAAGCCTACCGGCTGGGTCAAATACTCATTTGAGGGTATGGATAGTCAGGGAGCCCTGTATACCTGTAGAGACTGCAGGATAGAGGTTAGGTGTCCTCCTGAGGAATTCCCTGGACGCTTTCATGTATGCTCGGGGAATCCTGCTGCACCAACCGGCGCTTACGTCAATCAGG